AATACGTATCATCATATCAACCTGGTTATTACGTCACGTATACAGGGTAACAAGAAAATATTTATCGAATATGAACAAGTTTAAGTTCCAAGCAATTAATAAGGAGGCATCAGAGGGTAGATACCCAATTGAGCAAAATATTAAGGGATTCATTAAGTATGGAGTATATAATGATTTCCCAGAATACCTTATTTACTTATTTAACAATTCAGCCATCAACAATACAGCAATTAATGCTACTGTAGATGCTATTGTAGGTGAAGGTTTAGTATGTTCTGAATCTCACCTATTAGATAATGCAAATAATGATGGAGAATCTTGGAATGATATTTTTAAGAAAACAGCCCTAGATTATAAGTTATATGGTGGGTTTGCTTGGGAAATCATTTGGTCTAAAGATCGTTCTCGTATTGCAGAAATTTATCACGTTGATTTTTCTTGGTTAAGAGCCAGAGAAAAGAATGAACGTGGTAAAATCCCAGGTTACTATATTAGTGACGAATGGGCAGAAAAATACAAATACGGAGGTGGAGGCGGAGGTGTCTTCAACCAAGTAGCAAGTTCAGGTATTTCTATAGACTTGCCTTATTTACCCGTTTATAACGAGAACACCAAAGACGATGAACCTAAACAGATCTTCGTTTATAACCCCTATAGACCCGGTCAAAGGTACTATCCTTTACCTGATTATGTAGGTGCTTTAAAAGTAATTGATTTAGATAGTGAAGTAGATACTTTCCATATTGCTAACATTAAGAATGGTTTATCTCCTTCTTTAGCAATTACTACGTTCACAAACGCTGACCCAGACGAAAGACAAGAAATTGAACAAATGCTTCGTCTACAATACCAAGGAGCAGGTAATGCAGGACAATTAATGTATATTGACGTTGATTCACCTGAGAATGCTCCAGTAATTACTCCAATTACAAATAATGGTTCAGACGACTATTATATTGCTATAAATGATATGGTTAAGGAAAAAATCCTTACCGCACACAGAATTACTTCACCTGAAATCTTTGGTATTATGACACCAGGTAAATTAGGTGGAAAAGACGAGGTAACTGACGCTTATCTATTGTTTATTAATACAGTAGTACGTCCTTACCAACAAACGCTATTATCTGAAATTGAAGATTTCTTACATAAAATGTATCCAACTGCGGAGGAATTTTCAGTTGGTGTACAACAAACAAAATTGTTCAGTGATGGTGAAGAAGAAGTAGATGTAGTAACATCTGTAGAATCTGAAGCAGGTGAAGATAATATGTTGGAAGCTGAAATTGAGCAATCAGACAGAACATTATCACCAGATACAGGTCTACCAACCGATTCAGTAGGTGTAATTTAAAAAAATAAAGATGGGAGCTGCAAATAGAACACTTATTATCTCAGAAGAGTATTTAAGACAATTCACTGACATAAACGATAACCTTGATTCCAAACTCATTAATAATGCAGTATGGGAAGCACAACAGATTTATCTACAACGTTTAACTGGTACATCATTGTATGAGTATATACTCGATCAAATTGATGCTGATACTTTATCAGGTGATTACAAAACGTTAGTAGATGATTTTGTTCAACCCTTTTTATTGTATGCTGCTTATTGGGAATCATTAGACGCTATTTACACTCGCCCTCGTAACAATGGTTTACTACAACCTACAGGAGGAGAAAATAGTGAGAAAGCAGACGGCACTTGGTATAATAGAAAGCGCCAAACTGTTGAGAATAAAAGAGAATATTTTGCTGAAAAATTAACTAACTATTTAATTCAAAATCAGGATAAATTTCCTCAATTGAATGATAATGGTCCATTCTGGAAGCAATACCCAGATTATGGTACACAATATAAGTCTCCTGTTGTATTCAGTAGACGTACTAGAAGTTGGCACTACGGTGAAGCATTATCTGCTGGTTTACGTATGGCTGATTCACGTTATCCACAATTTCCTTGGGGAAGTAATATTTTCTACCCAGGACCTAGAGAATGCTGTTAATATAAAATAATATGGGACAAAATTTAACTGGAAAAACTGTATCAAGTACCTACCAAGATTTAGTACAAATCTCAGGTAGTGTTTTTACTGATGGTTTAGGTAATAATATTACTTCAGTAGACGTAACTGCATCGTATGCTTTAACAGCATCGTATGCTGAAAATGCTGTTTTTGATACTGGTAGTTTACTTACTACAGCGTCTGTAAGCGATGCAACTATCACATTCACCAAAGGCAATGGTACTACATTTAACCTCACTACTAACAACGTTACTAACGCTACAAGCGCATCATTAGCTACACGTGCGAAAACTCTTGATATTTCAAGTACAATTACTAATGATCCATATAATGTATTAATAGGTAATGCAGGTAATGGTGTTACTGTAAGAGTAGATGGTCAACTTACTTATAATCCCCAAACTAATATCTTAGGTGGTGGTGCTACATTTGCAGGTACTGCTTCTTATGCTTTAACTGCTTCATATGCAGAAAATGTCCCTACAGTTGATACTGGTAGTTTAATTGCTACAGCGTCTATAAGCGATGCAACTACGACATACACCAAAGCCGATGGTAGTACATTTGCTCTCACTACTAACAACGTTAATAACGCTGTAAGCGCATCATTTGCTGACCAATCAGGTACTTCAGGATACGCAGTAAATGCTTTAACTGCTTCATATGCTTTGACAGCATCGTCTTTAGAAGGTGGAGTATCGTTACAAACAGTATTAGATACTGGTAATACTGCAACACAAGACCTTATTTTAACTGGTACAGGATCTATTGATGGTTCTTTAATAGTAACCGGTTCACAATACGGACAACTTGCTGATAGTGAGAAATACGCAATCTTTACTAAACAAGTATCTAATAGTACTTCACCTAATATTTTTATAGGTGCTCAAGATCCATCTATGAATGGATTAAATACACCATCAGGTATTAACAACGTAGTTATTGGTACTGGTGAGTTTACAAGTGATGTTAAAGGTTTAGGTCCAAATGCTGATAATTCAAACACTATAGTAGGTGGTTGGGGAGGTATTATCTGGAATGGTAGTTACAACACTCTTTTAGGTGGTGGTTTAAATGTAATGGCCTATCAAGGTGATACCGGTATAGCAACACAAACTCAATATAACGTTATTCTTGGTGGTAATAATGCGACGATTGCTAGAGGTTCATATCAAGCAATTATTGCAGGAAATAGTAACTCAATCCTTTCAGGTAGTGAAACAACACCTTCAGCTAATGGTATTTTTGTAGGACAAAGTGATACTATTACAGGTACTGATAATGCTCAGATTATAGGTGGTGTTACTAACACTATTACTAATGGTGATAGAAGTATAATCTTAGGTGGTTCAAACAATGATATTACTTTTGGAGCAGGAACAACAGCAAATAGTGCTATTCTTGCTGGTACTGGTAATGATGTTACTCACCAACGTAGTGTTGTAATAGGTGGTCAAAGTTTAGCATCAACTAAAAACGATGAAGTAGTAGTACCTAACCTTACTATTAGTGGTTCAGGAAACTTATTAACATTTGCTGATGGTACTACACAATCAACAGCCCCAGTAGCTCCTTTCCCATATACAGGTTCAGCTAAAATATTAGGTAATGTAGATGTTACTATTTCAGGTTCAAATGAAGCATACCTAATCACTAGTGGTTCATTTAGTGGTAGTGCTGTTGATAATATCAATAATGTTACAGGTTCTACTCAGGTAAAGCATATTGCTTACGCTACACAAGCAGAATACAATGCTATTACACCTGATGATAATACATTATACTTTATTTCACAAAGTGGACCTATAAGTGTAAATGTTACTGAACCTAATACGGCTTCATTGGATTGTTCATTAAGTAATATGTTTATTATTAATGCAACTTATTTAAGTACTTCAGGTTCAATCACTATTACAGCAACTAACTTTAATGCAGGTGATGTAATTTACATTAAAACTGATGATAGTAATCCATCTTATGTTAATACTAAATTTGATCCCAATGTCTTCACAACTGGTAGTTTAACTAATCCTGATGATTATGTTATTCAAGCGGTTAGTTTTGATGGTCTTAAATTAAATTGCTTAGCTGGAAATAGTTACAAAACGTAAGACAATATGAGTATCTACTTAGGAAATACAAAAGTTAAACCAATTTTTGGTGCAACAGCTATAACATACGATCCTGATGCCCAAGCATTTTTTACAGCTGTAGAAGGTGGAGGTGATACACTAACTATTACAGAAAAAGATGCTGTAAATACTTTAGTTGTATCTCTTAAAGCAGACTCATTATGGACTCCTCTTCAAGCAATCTATCCGTTTGTAGGTGGTACTTCAGGTTCAATGAAATGGAATCTTAAAGACCCACAAGATACAAATGCTGCTTATAGAATGCAGTTTACAGGGAGTGGTTGGACATTTGATGCTAATGGAGTACAACAAAGTAATAGTAGTACTACTTATGGTAATACTCACTATGCAGCAGATACTAACGACAACACTATTGGTATGTCAATGGGTGTTTATATCAATGGAGGTACAAATGCTCAAGGGTATGATTTAGCATCAATAACATTTACACCTTCAACTGCTGAAACTGCCCTTATAGCAGGTTTTGGTAATAATACTTTTTATGTTGCTTATGGTGGATTAGTTACTACTAGCGCATATACTATGCCTAATGGATTTTTTGTAGCAAATAGTGATGGTAGTACTACAAAAGGATATAGAAATGGTAGTGAAGTAAGTACTGCTGCTCAAACTAGAAACTTAAATGTAGTAAATGCTATTAATTTAGGTAATAGAGTTGGTGGAGTGGGAGATTCAGCAACAGACAGACGTTATGCATTCTGTTTCTTAGGTAAATCATTAGATGCAACACAAAATAGTGATTTATATACAGCTGTACAAGCATTTGAAACAACTTTAAGTAGAAACATTTAATATGGGAGCTAATATAGGTCGAGTTTACTTTGGATATGATTTAGTCTATGGTAATGGTGAAGTTAGGGTACCTCCAGCTGTTCCAACTGATGGTTTAATAGGTTGGTACGATGCAGCAGATTATACTTCAGGTGCTACTTGGGTAGATAGAAGTTCTAATGGTTTAGATTTAACTTTATCAGGTACTTATTCTTTAACTGGCTCTATTGTAGCAGGTGAAGGTCCAGCTTTATTATTTAATACAGCAATAGGTTTATCATCTGCAACTTCTTTAATATCTGGTAGTGTAGGAGAAGAATATACTATGATTCAAATCTTCCGCCCAACAGTAGTAGGTAACTTTAAAGGTGGTATTAGTTTAATCAATAATACTGGTGGTGACCAATGTTTAAGTTTAGGTTCATTTAGCTTTGATGGTACAGGTAGAATCTATACTTGGGTTAACTGTAATACAGGTTATTGGTTAAACTCACAAACTTATAGTACTTCTAAAACATCATTTGTTGCCAGAAGAGCAGGATACGGATTCAGTAGTAGTGGTAGTTTAAATGTATCTTATGGTGATGATTCAAGTGTACCACTAACTCACTATGGTTCAGGTAGCTTTACTTTAGGTAGAGCTGGAATAACAACTTATAGCTTAGGTAGTGCCGGTAGTGTATTGATTGGTGCCTTAAGAACAGATAGAGCATTTGCTCAAGAAGGATATTATGCTGTTAATTTATTCTATGATAGACCCTTAACAGACCAAGAAATACAAAACATTTACGATTACTATAAATCAGCATATGGTTTAATATAAAAATAAGGGGGCCTAAGCCCCCTATTTTATTCTTGGCGAAATTCGCCAAAATCTTCTTAATTAAGGTTGCCATCCTTCTCGATTTTGAATACATTCGCACATACGTATAATCGATAGCAGGCATTCAGCAATTCACCAGGTAATGCTATAGGAAGTTGCTTAAGTGTATAACCGCTATCAGGGTATAAAAGCTATACAAATAGTATAGTTCCTTGAAATAAATGAAATACTTGTAAATACCAGCCTTAAATAAGCTGGGGGTGTGATTCCCAAGGGTGCAAGTTATAAGTTTAAAGTAAAAAAGGTAATTAATTGGGTGTTATACCCGGGCTATTGTTTTAAATGAATCAATTAGAGAAAAATATTAATAAATGGTTTAGCAAAAATTATGAATACCTGAGACGTGAGGTTAGTAATAATATAGCTACTGAATCAATGAATGTATACTCAGACGAGTTACTTAGTGTATGTTTAGAATCATTTCTAACACGTACCCCAGAACAACGTCAACAGATGCTGGATGATGGTAAAATTCAAAACTTCGTCCTTAGATGTTGTAGTTTCCAGATTAAATCATCCACCTCCCCCTTCTATAGAGAAAGTAGACGTTTCAAAATGTCAGCGAGGGAGGATAGTGAGATGCCCATTAAGTTCTCAGATGATGACCAACCACTAGAAGATAGAGATGATTACCAGTGTATGATGAATGCGATAGAGGAACTACATTGGTATCATAGAACATTAATCCAGGAGAAATGGTTTAATAAGATGTCGTTCCAGGATATGAGAAAAAAATATGGTATTACTCTCTCATCCCTCCAGAACGATATGAGGTTAATTTATAATATAATCAGAAATAAATGCCAATGTTAACAACAATTATTACTACCGCGGTATTAACGCTCACACTTCGTGAGGCAATACCTTATGTGAAACAAGTATGGAACGCGTTACTAAAACGTATTTCCCGCGCTTCAAAACCTAATAAACCAATTCCAGCAATCAATAAAATTTGTATTGACTTAGAGAATCGAGTATCTGCACTGGAAGCAAAGGTAAATAAGCGACACAACAATAATCGTCAGTATATGAGAGACGAAATTCGTAATGTATTAATGGAACTTAAGAAATAATGGGATTTGATTTTAAAACTGAGGATGAACGTAATCCCAGAAAAACAGAAGAAGTACAACTACTTGAACAAGAGATTGCTTCACTAAATGAATTTTTAGAACTTATTGGTCGCGCACACATTTACGATATGTGGAAGTACGATAAACAAACAGGCGAACAAACAATTGATATTGAGGAATGGAAATAATTGATTTACTAGGATACTCAGCTATTAGCTTATTATTTACTGTATATTTTAGCCCTATTCAGGGTATTAAAAACTACCTAGTAGATAAGGGAGTACGTTGGATGATTCGTAAACGTCTCTACTGGTTAGATAGTTTCTTTATTTTATGGGGATGTCCCACTTGTTTTAGTTTCTGGCTTACGTTATTTATGACTCATAGCTTACCGCTAGCAGCTATTACATCTGTTTTCACAAAATTTGTTTATTTAATTTTAGAACGTTTTAGTAATGACGACTGA